ACCAAATCAAAGAAGTTAACAATCTTAATCCCACCGACTGCTGGCTGGCTAGGATGATGTCCAATGGCACTATCCTACCTGCCGAAGCCATGGACCGCTTCCACAAGCGACTGGAAGCGGCTGTGAAGCCCAAAGTAGTCGAGTCTACCCGTCTGCCCACTATCTCCGTCCAGGAACGGGTAAAAAGGATTAACAATTCGTTAATAACCGCTATTGAGGGGTTTCTGGACGACAGCCCTAAGTTTAGTCTTTATGACCTTCTGGTAGAGCGGCAGGCGTCGGTCCAAGCGGTGGAAGCGGTCAAGAAGTACTATGCCCCCCACCTCGAGGAAGTAACGTCTGGAGACCCGCAGGTAGCGGAAGCCTACGGGTCTAGGCTGACAAAGTGGAAACGTATCTATTCCCAGATGATCGTTGACTGTGACAAATATGTCACTGTGAATAAACCAGCGGTAAAGACCAAGGTTCGGAAACCTAGAAAGCTTAAGGTCAAGAGTCCTGCTGATCTTGTCAAGAAGCTTAAGTATCTGGATAAGGATACCAGCCTGAATGTGGCATCTATCGATCCACAGAAGATCATAGGAGCCACTCAACTTTGGGTATTCAATACCAAGTATCGAATGTTGGGTGTTTACAATACCACTTCAGCCAAGGGCTTCTCAGTCAAGGGTACAACGATCCTCAACTTCGATCCTGAAAAGTCAGTAGCCCGTAAGCTTAGAAAGCCTCAGGAACAACTAAAGTCATTTGCCTCTCAGGGTAAAGTTGGTCTCAGGACCTTCCTTACAAATATCAAGGCAAAAGATTCCAAGTTGACGGGAAGAATTAATGGTGATACTATCCTTCTGAAGGTATTCTAAATATCAATGTCTCTTTTGGAAAGGAAGATAAGCCATGAAAGTGAAGACGAACACGGGCGAAGAAATCGAAATTAAATTTGAAAAATCTTTTTTCGATTCCTTTGAGGGCACAGATGCCGAACTCCAAGAAGTTATGCAAAAAGTAATTGATATGGTAAAGAATGAGACCCTAGCTGAATCTTCAGAGTCTGTTGATATTGATGATTTGCCAGATGATGAACAAGAAGCACTAGCATCTTCTCTTTTCAATATCAAGGATAAGCTCCAATGACAGATGAGACGCATACATTAGATAATGTTATCAGTCTCTCTGAATTTAGAAATAAAAAACTCGAAAAAGAAAAATTAAAGCAATTGATGGAAGAAGAGGACGACGGGTTCATTGAACTTGATCCTACGTCCTTGGATTCCATCAATGAAGTTTGTGCTGATACTATGAATGAACTATTCGCTTTTATGGAATTGAATTATGACCTTGAGTTGCCTAATAGCGATAATACCGTCGAGTTGATTTTATTTCTAGAATCATATAAAAGCCTCGTGCTTAAAGCAGTGGATAAATGGCATCCATTTCAAGATTTAGCCTCTAAAATTTTTAGTGGAGTGAAACTTGAAGAAGACGAGACTGGTTCTGGATACAAATATGTTTTTGAAAATATAGAAAAAAATTGACATTATATACCATCTCTTTATAATGGTATTCGTCGTTATGGAATATAAAAATGATTTTGATTGATCTCAGTCAGTTTCTTATCAGTTCTGTTTTTGCCCAGATGAAGCCTGGTTCATATAATTATGAACTGGATGAAAATCTTCTCAGGCATATTTTTCTTAATTCAATTCGGACAGTAAAAAACAAGCATAAAAATTATGGTGAAATTGTCATTGCTTGTGATGATAAAGATTACTGGCGAAAAACTACCTTTCCTTATTATAAGGCGATGAGAAGGAAGGCTCGTGATGAATCGAGTCTTGATTGGAACACGATTTTCGAGTCTCTGCACAAGTTTAAAAACGAACTTCGAGAATACTTTCCTTATAAGGTAATTCAAGTACCTCATGTCGAGGCTGATGATATCATCGCAGTTTTATGCAATCAATTTCAATCTCAGCCTATTATGATTGTATCCAGTGATAAGGATTATATGCAGCTACAGAAGTTTCCTTTTGTAATGCAGTATAATCCTATTACCAAGAAAGAAATGGTCTGTTCAAACCCTGAAAAATTTTTATTCGAACACATTATTAAGGGAGATCCTGGAGATGGCATTCCTAATTGTCTTTCTCCTGATAATACTTTTGTTATGGGACTTAGGCAGAAGCCAATCACTGAAAAAAGAATGAATGAGATTTATAAGAATCAAGCCAATCTTGATGAGAATACAAAGCGCAACTACCTCAGAAACAAATCAATGATTGATTTTGATGAGATACCAAAGCACATTCAGGCTCAGATTTTGGATGAGTTTGATAATCAGAAATTTGGTGATAGGAAAAGACTGTTCAATTATTTTATTGAATACAAGCTTAAGAACCTAATGGAAAATATTAGTGATTTTTGATTTGCTATATAATGTATACAATGATATTGTACATCTTAACCAAGCGAGTGGGCCATAATGATTAGAGGTATAGCGGAGATTCTCAGTGAAATTTCCAAAATTAAAAATTTCGAACAGCAAAAAGCAGCTCTAGCTAGTTGCAAAAATAATACAGCACTCATGCAACTTCTTCATGCAACATTTCATCCAGATGTAAAATTCCTTCTTCCGGAAGGAAGACCTCCCTTCAAGCCAACTGAGAAGAGTATGGATCTTCAGGCATCTCTGTATCGTGAGTCCAGAAAAATGCATTATTTTATTGAGGGTCTTTCTCCTCCTCTCCCTCAATTAAAAAGAGAAACTCTTTTTGTTCAGTTGCTCGAAGTTCTGGATCCAGATGATGTAAATCTTGTTCTTGGAATGAAAGACAAAACAATGATTTATCCTGGTATTACATATGATCTTGTATATCAAACATTTCCTGGAATGCTTCCTGATCCCAATGCAATAAAAAATGTTGTGGAGGATAGGAAGCTAAAAAACCAAAGAGGGCGAAAAGCCGTCCCTTGTCCTCATGGTTGCAAATCATCAAACGAGGATGGCCTTTTCGCCATAAACACAATAGGCATACACATGAAGAAAGTTCATGGCTTGTCAAATGAAGGAGTAGAAATTAAGTAAATGTCTTACAATCGTGCCAAATTTAAAAAGAAGAACAATCAACCCAAGACAAATCGATTTTATGATGATGAAGAAGATGCATTTAGAAATGCTAGAGCAATTGAAAAGCGCCAGATGCATCTGAGAGACAAGCGAATACAAAATGCCCTTCGTTCAAAAGATATTTCTGCTTTATATGAAGAAGATGAACTAGATTACTAAGAGGAAAATGAAATGAAGATTGGATTTACATGCGGTGCTTTTGATTTATTACACGCGGGACACGTTTTGATGTTGACTGAAGCACGCGAGCAGTGCGATTGGTTGATCGTAGGTCTGCATACTGATCCTACTATTGATAGGTCAGAAAAGAATAAGCCTGTCCAGAGTGTTCTTGAACGTTATATTCAGCTAAAGGCTTTGAAGGTTGTCGATGAAATTATTCCGTATGATACTGAGAAGGATCTTCTAGCTATCCTGAACAACTTCAATATCAATGTTCGGATTATCGGCGAAGATTATATCGGTAAGGATTTTACTGGTAAGGACCTACCGATTGAGACTTATTTCAATAAGCGCAAGCATAGCTTCAGTTCAACTGAGTTAAGGAATAGGATCTCACATAAAAATGCAGTCGAGGGACAATTTAGGCTTGCTGAAAAAATTAATGTGCCTGACTATTCCAAGTCCACTATTATTGATGTCCGTGGTCAAGGTTCTCTAGAAGATGCCTATCAGAAAAAGCTTTAACTAAATATAGAATAATTTAAAAACTTTTTTGGGGCTATAAAAACCATGCTATCTTTCAAACTTTTTCATTTAAATGAAAGTATTAGACAAGGTTTACCTCACATTACTACAATGGATCATAATCAACTTCATGATCTAATTAAATCTGGTCATGTTCATTTTCATGATATAACTGAAAAGACAGATGGGCAGACCTATAAATTTGGACATGATGAGCATGGTTTTTATAGTCAATCATCTGGATCTGGTTCAGAGAAAATGCGGACCGGAGATGATTATGTTCGCAGAGCCACCGAACGCGGAAGCAGTTTAGATGCAGCACATGCATTTAAAGAGATTCATGATTCTCTTCATAAAAATCAAGCTTTAAAGGACCATCTTAGAAATCATTTTCATAAGCATGGAACAGCAGAAGTTCGTGGTGAAGTCTTCTCTAGAAGATTATCTTCACCATCAGAAGTAAAGGGCGAAGTAAAGCCTGGAGCGACATCATATGATCCTTCAAAATGGGGATCAAAAGGACAGATTGTTCTGCATACAAAGCTTTCTGAAAATGAACATCATGATCCAGAACATTTTAAAAAGAATCTATCCAATTCAGAAGTTAATTTTGAAGATGATAAGATTGAACATCAGAAGTCAAAGGTAGATGTTAAAGATGATCTTGCTCATTTCAAAAAACTAGATCGAACTCTATTAGGTTCTAGAACTACGAAAACAAATAAAGAAGCCAAAGAA